GGATGTTTATTGGGTTGGTTCTAAATTGGCATGTCTATATGTTGTATACAATGTTGATAAGAATACTGGAACCAAAGCTAATCGATGGCTAACTAAAATTATTAATTATGCTGGATCTAAATCGGAAGATTCAAGCGCGTACGTAAAGGTATACGAATAATGAAAGGCTTTAAAAATCAATTATCCGAAGCAGCTGGTTCGGGTAAGAATACTCATCTAGTTCATCTTGAGGACCTTATTCTTGATGGCGGAGTTAAGGGAGCGCGCCAAGCTATACTCGCATTGAGATCATTGCGAGATATGCTATCCGGTAATGCAAAATCTGCAGTAGACGTCACTGTTAAATGGGATGGTGCTCCCGCGGTATTTGCTGGAGAAGATCCATCTGATGGACAATTCTTTGTAGCAAAGAAAGGTATCTTTAATGCTAATCCAAAGATCTATAAGTCTCATGCCGATATTGATGCTGATACTTCTGGAGATCTAGCTAAAAAATTAAAGATGGCCTTTGATTACATTAAGCCACTTGGCGTAAAGGGTGTAATTCAAGGTGACTTTATGTTTGATAAGTCTGATCTTAAAACTGAAACTATAAGCGGAGTTAAGCACGTAGTTTTTCATCCTAATACAATTGCATATGCCGTTCCAACAGGATCTGCCTTAGCAAAAGATATTGAACGAGCTAAGATTGGTATAGTATGGCATACAATATATAGTGGAGCAACATTTGAAACAATGAGAGCTGAATTTGGTAGAGAAATTGTGCCAAAATTAAAAGCTTCAAAAGATGTTTGGATGGTTGATGCTACTTTATCCGATCTATCAGGAACTGCTACGCTGACTAAAAAAGATACTGAATTACTTAATAGTAAACTTTCAGATGCTGGTAAGTTATTTAAAAAAATATCTGGATCTACGCTTAAAGAGTTAGAATCAAACAAAGAACTAAACCTTGTTATTAATGTGTATAACAATAGGAAGGTTAGAGAAGGTCAAAGAATTACAAATACTAAGGCTCATGCAATGGGTCTTATTGCGTTTGTCCAAGAACGATACCAAAAAGAAATAGATAAAAGAAGTAGTCAAAAGGGCAAAGATACTCAAATTGCTAAACGCGATGCGCTGCTTAAATTCTTTGACAAATCTAATCTAAAAAACTTGCAAAATGTGTTTGATTTACAAAATTTAGTTGTAGATGGCAAATTAATTATTATAAATAAACTAAATGGCTTAAACAAAATTGGTACTTTTGTTAAGACTAAATCCGGATTTAAGGTAACCAACCCCGAAGGTTTTGTTGCAATAGATCGTATGGAAGGTGGAGCAGTTAAACTAGTTGATAGATTAGAATTTTCTACCAACAACTTTAGCAAAGATATTATAAAAGGTTGGGATAATCCTAACTAAATGGAACCGAGGATAAACATGAAAACGTTTAAAGAACACGAAGCAGATCTATCCGAAGACTCTGCAGACTTTTCTGAAGCAATGACACTTCAGCATAGAATGAAGATGAAAGCTAGCTTCAGAAAAAACAAAGCTAAAATTGCTCTAGGTAAAAAGAAAGCAGCAAGAAAATTAGCATCTCCTGAAAAACTCAAAGGTCGTGCCACGAAAAAAGCTCGTGATATCATGATCCAAAAAATCCTTAAAGACAAAAAGAAAGGTGATCTATCATTTGCTGGCAGAGCTGGCATTGAAAAGAGATTAGCTAGTAAAAAAGGTGCAATTGCTAAGATTGCTAAAAAGTTATTGCCAGCAATCAAGAAAGCTGATAGAGCTAAACTGAAGAGTAAAGGTAAAGACAAATAATATGGAATTTAAGAGTTTTAGCGAATATTTAACTGAAGCTAAAGGCGAAGTCTATTTCGTCTTTGGTAGATTTAATCCACCAACTTCAGGTCATGAGAAACTTTTTGACATGCTAAAGAAAACGGCTGGTAGTAATCCATATCGTATATATGGTTCAAAGTCGCAAGATCCTAAAAAGAATCCTTTGTCGTTTAAAGAGAAAGTAAAGTTTTTACGTAAAATGTTTCCAAAGCATGCTCGTAGCGTAATGGCTGATGCTGATGTCAGACATGTTATGGACATTGCTACTAAATTATATGACCAAGGTTATACCTCAGTAACTATGGTTGCAGGTTCTGATAGAGTAAAAGAGTTTGATACTCTACTCAACAAATATAACGGTGTCGATTCTAGACATGGTTTCTATAACTTCGAAAATGGTATTAAAGTTGTTTCAGCTGGAGAAAGAGATCCAGATGCTGAAGGTGTTGAAGGTATGTCTGCATCTAAACTTAGAGCGTATGCTTCAGATAATGACTTAGAAAACTTTTCAAAGGGAATGCCTAAAGGTTATAAAGATTCAAAGGTTTTGTTCAATACAATTAGAAAGGGTATGGGTCTAAAAGAAACTCATATGCATCGTAAACATGTTGAACTAGAAACAGTATCAGAAAAAAGAGAACAGTTTATAACAGGTAATCTTTTTAAAGAAGGTGACGAGGTTGTTCTAAAAGAAACAAATCAAATTGGTGTTATTAATAGATGTGGTACTAACTTCCTAGTAGTTGAATTTGGCGAATGGAAGAAAAGAGTTTGGTTAGATGATGTTGAACTATTAGGTGAAAAGACATATTCAGATATGGATTCAAAAGAAAAAGCTAAGTACGATGAGCCAAAACCTAATGCTCCCGAAAGCAAACACACAAAGAATTATAAAAAGAAGTTTGGTGAAATGAAAAGTTTTGCTCAATCTTTAGAAGAAGCTGATGCTAAATCAGCCCTTATGAAAAAAGCTGATAAGTCAGGAATGCCTTATGGTATCCTAAAGAAAGTATTCGATCGTGGTTATGCTGCGTGGAAGTCAAGCCATAGACCAGGAACAAATCCAACTCAGTGGGGTTTAGCTCGAGTTAATTCCTTTGTAACTAAATCTTCCGGTACTTGGGGTAAAGCTGATAAAGATCTTGCTGCAAAGGTAAGGGGAAAGTAATGAAATCATTTAAAGAAATCCAAGAAGCTAAATCAGCTGCATCAAGATTAACTAAACGCTTAAAGGGTAAAGGTGTTGATCTAGATAAGAGAGCTAAAGATCGTAAAGCTGAGCTAGATAGACTTAAAGCTAAGTATGCTAAAGAAGACTCTATAGATGAATCTCCTCTTGTAATGGATGATATGGATATAGTTGATACTTTATTTAAAAAGATTAAAGACGATATGTTTAAAGCTAGACGCCAACAAAAATCTGAAAAGAACTGGCCTAAGTTACAAACACTAGCTCAAATGGCTGGCTATGGTATTACAAAGAAAGGTCAAGCTAAAGATAAATCATTTAGATACGATATTAAAAAATAATGGATAATTTTAAAGAACATTTAGAACTTATGGAAGGCGTAAATGATCCTTCTATTTTTAAAGCGGTTTTTCTAGCAGGTGGTCCCGGTAGTGGTAAATCATTTGTTGTAGGTAAAACAGCTTTACAAGCATTAGGTTTTAGATTAATTAATTCTGATGATGCTTTTGAAAAGGGATTAAAGAAAGCAGGACTTACTGCTTCTCCAGAGGACATTGCGTCAGCTCAAGGTCAATCTGTAAGAGCTAAAGCAAAAGCAATTACTGGTAGGAAAATGAACTTTGCTCTTCAAGGTAGAATGGGTATTGTTATTGATGGTACTGGTAAGGACTATGCTAAGATTAAAAAGCAAGTTGATATGTTAAGAGAAATTGGCTATGCTGTTCATATGATATTTGTTAATACAGATTTAGAAACTGCATTAGAAAGAAACAAGTTAAGAGATCGATCTCTAGAAGACGGTTTAGTTACTAAAATGTGGAAAGATGTTCAAAAGAATATTGGTAAATTCCAAGGGTTATTTAGAAATAGATTAATCATTGTTGATAACTCTAAAGGTTCTGATATTGAAAGTCAAACAATTGGGGCGTTTAAAAGAATAAAAACTTGGGCAGCCAAAGCACCTGAAAATGCAATTGCTACTAGATGGATAAAAGGACAGAAAAAATGAATAATGCAGATGAATTAAAAGCAAGAGATAAAATAGTATCATCGTTTACATCAAAGTGGAAGTACAAGCTTGATAAAGATCAATTTGGTGCTGCTGATTCGTGGAAGATTATATACTCAGCTGATGACAAAGGTAAATTTGTTGGTGATTGCGAAGATTATTCTCTATCAATTCTATATAGACTATGCGGCGAAAGTCATCTTAAAATGTGGTGGATGTTACTTACGCATCAAGCTGGTATTTGTTTAGTAGGTCCAAGTAAGTGGAAAGTATCGCATGCTGTGTTAAGATACAAAGGCGAATACGTAGATAACTGGACTAGAAAGTTTGGTGGCAAAGATAAGATAGAAAAAAATCATACGTTCCATGTGTTTTATGGATATGGTTGGGCATATCAAGTCGCTATTAAAATGATTATAAGTAAGTTAGTAAGAACTATAAAGGGTAACTAATGTACGGGTTTAAAGAATATATTACTGAAGCTAAGATCAAATGGAAAAAAGTTCCAGATGGATATGGTGCAGGTAACAAAAAAGTATTTAAACATGTAACCTCTGATGGTAAGTTCGAAATTCGTTTGTCAGGTATGGACTCGATGAAGTTCAATAAGGACGGTAGTCAGAAAGTGTTGCCAACTGTATTTGATAAGAGCGGAGACACTCCAAGATACCCCATAACTGGATATAAGAATATTGCTACTGCTAAGGCAGAAGTTCAAAGGTGGAGAGATGATCATGCATAATTTTTTAGAACATATTGAAGAAAGATTTGGTATCTATGAAGGTCAACATGTACCTTTGGAACAACCTATGATTGAAATCGATGAAGCCGCTGAGCCTGAGTTAAATAAACCTAAGCGATCTAGTGGTAAAAAGAAATACGTTGTTTACGTTAGAAATACCAAGACAGGAAACGTAAAGAAAATAGAATTTGGCGACGAGAAGGGTGGTCTTACATCAAAGATTGGAGATAGAGATGCTGCAAGAAACTTTGCGTCTCGCCACAACTGTGATACTAAGACTGATAAAATGAAAGCAGGCTATTGGGCATGTCGTCTCCCAAAGTATGCTAAAGACTTGGGGCTTAAAGGTGGTGGATCTTACTTTTGGTAAACCATATTGGGAAAATGGAGAGGTAAGAACCTTTGACCCAACGTGTGAAGATGCTGAATTCGTTTGGCATAGAGACTTTGAAGACAGAGAAATAGAAATTTTAGAAGGCGAAGGTTGGCAATTTCAAATACAGAAATGCTTGCCTTGGCTATTAAAAAAAGGAATGGTGTTCGATATCAAAAGTACTGAATATCATAGATTAATCAAAGGGGTAACACCTCTTAAATGTAGGGTTTACAAATATGTCTAATGTTACTGCTCACGAGCAGAGAGCTGAAGCTCAATTAAGACTTGATCGCATAGAGACCAAGATTGATCAAATGGCCGAGGCTATTATTGCCTTAGCTAGAGCTGAAGAAAAAATTATAACTCTCGTTGAAATTAATAAGCAACAAGGGCAGCAAATATTAGGTCTTATAAATAGAGTTGATAAGTTAGATCAGGTCGTACGTGAAAATGCGGCAACAGTAAGTATAATTAATAAATTGTTCTGGATTATCGCTGCGGCAGCCGCTACAGCTATTACGGGCATGCTTTTCATAAAATAGGAGAATACTGATGAAAAAATATGAAGACGATATCATTGCAAGCGTAGCTCAAGCAGCCAGCGATGTATTAGAAGGTAAAGTAAAAGAAGAAGTTAAATATCCACACGATATGTTTGATCCAAAGACTGGTGAAAAAGAAGTGGCTAAAGACGAAGCTGAACATAAAGCTCTTGCTAAGAAGGGTTATACCCATGACAAGCCAGAAGTTGATGAAGTGGCTGAGCCTAAAGCTAAAGGCGAAAAAGAGTTTAAAGGCAAGCATAAAGTTAAGAAGTCTGGTGAAAAAGAAGATGGCTCTGTAGTTAAAGAAGAATCTTGCGACGACGATGAAGATCTTGACGAAGCAGTTGATAAGAAACTTATTAAGAAAGCTGTAGATATTGCTCTTAAGATGAGTGATAATATGACTGGTGCCGTTAAGAAAATCGAAAAGATGAAGAAAGGTTTATCTAAAGATAAAGAAGTAGCAGCAGCATTACAACTAGCTAATGAAGAAGTAAGCGAAGCTGTAATTGAAGAAGCTCATGCTATGAATACTCTTTTAGAAGATAAAGCTAAGTACAAAGCATTCTTCAACAAAGCACTTAAAAAGTTTGGTATTAAATCACCAGGCGAACTAGAAGGTGATAAGAAAAAAGAATTCTTTGATTACGTCGATGCTGGTTACGAGGCTGATAACGAGGAAGACTAAATTATCTTGTATAGATAATATATGATGAAAATATTTGACAAACTTAATAGCCGAAATTTTGAACTCTATGCGTCACAGCATTACAATAATCCTGAGTGTTGTGACGTAGAAGAGTTTAAAGAAGATTTAACACGGTTTAAGTATCTTAAAAGATTACTTAGACGTTATGAACAATATGAAGATCTTCAAGAAAGACTTATTTTAAACCATATCATTGTTTTATACAATGTTTTTGGTATAGAAGCAGCTAATAGAATGATGTGGTTTAAAATAGAACCAGAACATTATTCTATATTAAAGACTTTTTTAATCTTCTTAAATTACTTACCAGAAGATGCTAAGGTAGAAATACCATTAGATCAAGTCATAATAGACAAACTGAGGAAACTTTAATGAGCGTAGTCTCAAGAACAGCAGATTTATTTTACGCTTTTAGATTTCTAAAGCTATTAGTTTCGTCTTGGGATAAGACCGATGCATATGAACTAGGCATTATTGATGCTGAAGGAAAGATCCTTAAGAAGGCTAAAGATAGAAAAACCCCACAAGAAAAATCAGCTTACACGGTTTTTCATAGACTAGTATTTAATGTAAAACGGCTACTCAATAAGTTACCATTTGGTCAAACTAAACTGGCATCGTACGCATCAGCTTTATTTTTGATTAAAGAAAATACAGGTCTTACTGATGATGAGATCAAAGAAATCTTAGATAAAGTATTTGAGGATATTGAAGACTTTATTGGAAGCGATATATCAGAAAGTGCTTTATGGTTTGATAAGAATAATAAACTATGTCCGGGAACATATACATTAATTCAAGATATTGCGTCTCCAAACACCGGTGAAGTTATTGCTAATGCAAACACTAAGGTAAAGGCCATTGATTTTACAGAGGCTTATGGAGAAATATTTGGTTTAAACGTATACCAAGTAGAACATCTTTTAACTAAACAAACAATATTAGTAACTAGCGTGGATTTAAAACGATGAAAACATTTAAAGATATGTGGGAAGACGCAGCAGCAAATTCAGTAGCATCGGGTGGTGTATCTATGCCA